CCCAGCCACCAACTAAATCAATAACAAATTTCCGAAAATATAACATGCAACCGTTTGGCGCGATATATTCCGTGTAGGTTGGTTCTTTGCTAACGATGGAACGATTAAATGTATAGCATGCGTGGTTCAGCCCGCTTTCAATGTAATACTTGTACCAATCCTTTGCTATTGGTCGAACGTCATCATCTGCCAAAAATACATGATCAGCATAGTGGCATAATTCAAGTGTCTTATTCTTTGCCCTGCCAACTCCTACCTGTTCGTTAAATCTGTAATCAGCATTAGGATATGGAATTTCGCTTGCGTCATCAACCACAAACACGTGCCCATTTTCGGGGCAATATTCTTTCCATCGTTCAATAGCTTGTTCGGCTGTTGTTCGGCGGTTGCGGGTTGTTATGCCAATCGCTATAGTCATCTTTTTAACCTCATTTTAAACTCAGTCCAAACTGCTTTAGAGCATGTTTTACTATCCGATAGTAATTCGAGCGCACATTTAAAGTCGTAATAATTAAAACCGTTCTGATCTTTCAGTTTATACCAAAGCCGTATAGTGCATAATGGGCTTCCTTTAATTACATCAACTTTAAAATATGTTATCCCGTTCATTTCTCTCCATTAATAAAATACCAAACACAAACAGGCCATGTCAAAAATAACATTACGCATGCAAAAAGTACAGGCGCAGTCAAAATTGCAGCCGACTTTAAGCCAATAAGAAAATGAATTGCACCTATGAAAAGGTAGATTAGAATTGCTAGTGTCATTTAGATGGGTCCCCCATAATTACAAAACGACCATTAATATCCCCAACAGGCACAAGCTCGAAAGCCCCAACAGGTGAAAAATCCCAATCTTCTTCGCCATTAGATATTATAAGAGAAACCTCCTCGCGCCAGATATAGTCGCCATCTGGCAGTTTAGTTACAAAGGTTATGCTACGAACTGTTCCGGATGGATCGTCCATTCTGCCATTTTTGTCTTTGACTGTTATGATCATAATTTCCTCCATTGTTCTTCGGTAGATGTTTCATACCCAAATTTCGCTAAAAACTTCTTTACCGTAACGGGCTTGCACATACCGGCCTCGATATTTTTAAGCATCTGGCTATAGTACGGCTGTTTCATTTCTGCGCTATGATACGGCTTATTTAAGGCTCTTAATTCAGTAATAACCTCTTTTATTGTCATACAACAAAGTAAAGCATTATAAGTGATATATACAATAGAACGCATTTAATATTTTTTCATTGTTTAGCGTTTTAACCTATTTTTATACCAACATGGACAAAAAACAGCAAAAGGAACAGGTTGAAAAGCTTCGGCAACTAGCCCAAAAGAAGCCTGAACTAGCTAAAGAGATTGCCCAAAAAGAAAAAGGACTAAATAAGCCGTTCACGAAATGAGTATATTCTGTAAGGAACTTAACAAAGATTTTCAGAACAAACAGGATATGTTTGCCGAACTAAAGGCAAATAAGGAACGGATAATCGGACTTAAAAAGGCGGCTATAAAGATTTCAGAACCTATTTTTGCTGTAATTAAAGGCGAAGAAACTGAAAAAAGCGAAGCCGGAACGGTCGCTCTAGGCGATTATATCTACCCGATCATAAACACAACTTTATATCTCGATAGTCACGGTGACGTACATTTAAACGGAATTTGGGATGTTTCCATTAAGGACCAGAAAAACAAACTGTATTACTTAATGAACCACGAATTGAAAGTTGGTAGCGTTATTGGCTATCCGCAGGATGTGGAAGCATCTGTTCAAACAATGCCGTGGAAATCTCTAGGCCGTGAATATGATGGTGAAACACAGGCATTAATGTTTAAGGTTTTGCTGTCTGATAAAGCCAATAAAGAAGCATTAAACGCCATACTGTCAAAAGCTCCGCTAGAAAATAGCGTCCGCATGCAATATGTAGATATTGAAATGGCTATTGATAGCAAAGACAAAGCCTTTGAGCAGGAATATAAGAACTGGAATAAATATTTGCCGGAGATAGCCAACAAAGATGTTGCTATGCAGGCAGGCTATTTCTGGGCTGTTAAACAAGCGAAGATATCAAAAGAGGGATCTGCTGTATTAGCCGGTTCCAATGATGCTACACCGATACTATATACCGACCCCGCTGATGCAGGTCAATCAAATAAACAGAACCCGCCAGATAGCAGTGCTGTTAAAATAAGTAAATCACATCTTAATTTAATTTAAAAAACATGGAATTTGAATATTTAACCGCTAAGGAGTTCGAAGAACTTACCGAAAAGCAACAGGCTCGCTATCTGAAAGAAAAAAGAGATTTCGAGGCCAAAGAAGCCAAGAAAAATGCAGAAGAAGCTGCAAAAGAGGCTATGGAAGCAATGCGTAAGCAATTGCAGGATGAGAACAAGGTACTTTTGGAGAAACTCCAAAAAGACAATGTTGAAGCCCTTGAAAAACTTGCCAAAGAAAACGGCGTAAAGATGGAAGAAATGGAAGCCGCCTTAAAACGGAATAAAATTGCTGACATCAACAACCGTATGAAAGGCTTTGCCGAGCATATCATTGAGAAGCTATCTACACCAGAGGGCGAGGAAATGATCAAAGGGTTCTTCGCTGGTCAGCGTGAAAAACTAAACTTTGAAGTTGACCCTTCTACTTTGGGCAAGGCTGTCTCTGTACCAACAGGCTCAGTTGCACCTGAATTTATCCCAATTGTAGGCCCTGGTCATGATGATATCCACGCAAGGAATGCTATTCCTGTATTCCCAACTATTACAGATGTTATCAAGTTTGTTCAATTTACCTATACGGGATCAACCGCTGGTTTCGGAACTGTAGCACCTGGGGCACAAAAACCAACATTACTTTACACTTCTGCTTTGAAAGAAGCACCTGTTCGTAAAATAGCTGGTTTATTGGATATCCCTGATGAAATCATGGATGACGTTGCAGGTTTCCGCGCATGGATCGCATACGAATTGCCAAAAGCATATTTGGATGCAGAGGACTTACAAGTATTCAAAGGTGATGGAACAGGAACCAATCTTTTAGGTCTATACACTCAGGCAAGCACTCAAACATTGCCATTTGGTAGTGTAACATTTGCTTCTAACGAGTGGGATAAAATAATGGCCGGTATCACTGAGGTACGTACATTAAAACGTTCTACTTCGGCTGTATTCGTTTCGCCACAAGTGTACATGGAGCTTTATATCAATAAAGGTACAACTAAAGAGTACACTTACCCGGTTGTTATGGGCGATAACGGTGTACTTTATGTTGGTGGTGTTCCAGTTTACTGGTCAAACGTGTTTACCGGCTACGAGGGTTTAGTTGGCGACTTCGCAAGAGGCGCTTCAATTCACCAACGTATGGCAAGTAAAATTGACTACTCAAGCGAAAACAAAGACAACTTTGAAAAAAATATTGTCACTGTGAGGCTTGAAGGTCGTATTGCACTTGCAATCCGTGTACCAGAGGCGTTTAAACGTTTGACTTTGCAGACTACATAAGATTTGGGTTTTTGTTGATTTGTTTTGTTAAAAGCGGGTTTTATAATCCGCTTTTTTATTTTGTATATTTGGTAATATGACAGCGTTAGACGTAATATCATTAACCGATGCTAAGAACTGGCTGAATATCGACCTATCCGATACATCTCAGGACGTACATATAACCCGACTGATCAAAACAGCTATTGCATGGGTTGAGAAGTACACGGATTACGCTTTATACGAACGTGACGTGGTTATACCGCTATTGTCGTGCAATTACGGAATTGCAACCTACCCGATTAGCATTACCGGGGTAGTAAACGGAGCTGTTGATCAGGAATATACTACACAGCAGAAATCATTGGAAGTAAAGGTATTGTGCAGCACTTGGAACGGGTCATCGGTTAACGTCACAATTGGCTATGCAGATGTTACCGATATACCTCAGCCCTTAATTGACGGTGCTTATAAGTGGATAACCTACCTGTTTCAGAATAAAGATATTTACGAAATGGTGTTACCGTATGATGTTCAAGTGCTTATTAATCAGTACCGGAGATCGGCAACGTTATGAACAAACGCTTCCAAAACACAACTCCATACGACCCCGGCAGATTTCGGCACGATATGATATTCTGGCAACGTGTAAGCACCGAAGATGGTTCAGGTGGCTATGACATATCATATGCGCTGTTGCTTTCAACACGGGCCATTAAAGAGCCTATCACAAGGCGGTTAAATGACTTCGCTTCTTTACAAAATGATGCTGGGGAGCAAAATTTATACGATAGCTGTTTTTTTGTTATCCGAAAACGACCTGATTTTGTACCGCAAAAGGATCAATCGATTGTAGTAGATGGGCAAAACTATACTATGCGTGCCGTTATCGATGTCGATACCCCGCAAAACTACTGGCGGCTATTTTGCATAAAGTCAGATTTGCAAGTTGAATTAACACCGATAACTACGCCGGTCTTACCACAGGGCTTTGTGTCGCCAATTACTTTGCCTGTTATCCCGGCCGGTACAGCGATACCGTTGCACATTGATATGGCCCAATATGCGCAGTATGGTAAAAATCCTACTTTCTTAATTCAGATTGAACAGGACGGGCAACTCATACCATACAGCGACATTGAGATCAGAAAAAACTATACAGACCTAACGTTTACCACGCTGGATAGTATAGATGTTTACGGGCACGGTACAACCAATTTCACGGAAGATACTTATTTGACTATTAAGGTATGACGAGCGAGGAAGCCATAGCGCAATTAACTAAACTGCCTGAACTTGCTGAGGAAGCCAGACGCAGAGCAGAATTGGAAGTGGCTAATATTATTGCTAATGAAGCGAGATCGGCGGCGCCAGGGAGTTTAGGTAGCAAGATATTTACCGAACAGAGCGAAAATGTTACGACTATTATCGGGGGTAATGATTTGTCGGCATGGGTAGAGTTCGGTACTGGCAACTTCGCTAAGGAATATGTTGCTACATTACCTAAAGAATGGCAAGAAGAGGCGATGAAATTCTTTATAAGTGGTAAAGGCCGGGGACATGCGCAACCGTTTTTCTTTCCCGCCGTGTTCCGTCACCGGGATGATATTTTGGCACAAGTGGAATTAGAACTACAAAAATTGTATATTTAACCATGTTAGAAGCAAATGAGCCGTTACGAATAGCAGTAAAAACAGCTTTATCGGCTACCGGCATTCCCGTTTTTGGCAAAAAGGTCAATACTGACAAAAAGCCACAGCCAACGCAATACTTCTTACTAACAACACAAACCAAAAACCGTACTGAGGTTTCTAAAGATTGCTTCGATTGGCTATTGTCAATCAATATCGAGTGTATCAATATTGTTCCATCTGGCTCAACACAGCCCGCCACAGTTTATCAAATGGAGGGGCAAGTTATCAATATCATTCAGGCGGGCATCATTATACCGAATTTCATTGTAAAAGATGTTATGTTTATAGACAGCGTTGATTTGGATTTGGAAACGCCAACATCGACCATAGAACGCAGGGTTATTATTTATCAATATTGGGTAGGGCAGAATAGTCCGCAGACAACGTAACATGGGTGCAATATCAGGATCATTAATCGGCTTAAAAGTAAATGGGGCATTCGTGTCGTGTGAACTTTCATGTGAGATTCAATTAGATGTTGAAATGCTTCCTGCTACCAATCCGACCAGTGCCAGGTGGAAAGAGTTTATTCAGGGTGTACGGGGATGGACAATGTCTGTTAATGCGGGGTTGCTGTTGGAAGCGGTCCCTAGTGATATAAAGGCTATCATTACAACCGGATATATTCGCGGACTGCCTATGTACATCGAGTTTTCGACACGGGCAAGTGCAAGTATACAAATGATATTATCGGGGGCTTGTGTTTTTCAGAATGCGAATATTACAGCACCGGCACAAGGCGGGGCAAGTTATAATGTGAGTTTTCAGGGGACAGGGGCGTTGTCAACGCATTATCACGATTATGATCTATTGATTGACGCGATGCCGAGCGAGGCTGATTACCCGATCACATTGGAAGAGGATGTATAATTTGTAATTGATAAAAAATGTTATATTTGTTATAATATATGTTCGGCTCAATATTAATCAAATCACAAAACGGGTGCTCCTGTTCAAATGATGTAACCATACGGGTTGAGCGTGACACGTTTATTGACACGGACGGGCAAAAGAAAATGAAGCATACCAATACCTTGATTATTAAGGGCATATTTGGGGCTGAATTAGTAAAGGATGAACAGGTTGAATGCCTGTTTAAAATAGACGAAACGAATAAAATAGACGGATTTATAGGTATAGTGCAGGGCAAAACAGCCGAAACGGTACAAATACTGATTAAATCCAAAACTGAACGTAAAACTGAAATACTTAAAAAAATAAAGGAGGAATATAAATGGCAACACCAATAGCCGGAAACTTGATCGCTGTAACCGTAAACGGGCAAAAGCTACGTTGCCAGACAGCCGGAACTTTATCCATAACTAACAATTTAACTACGGAACCACCTTGTAAGCCGGACGACGCAACGCCGCCTGAATCAGCCGGATGGCAGATGCAGAACGTTGACAGCAAAACGTGGAACGTAACCGTATCTATGAAAGCGTTCCTGGATGATTTGCAACTGAACGGGCATGATTTAGCAGAATTGATTATTTCAGGCCAGCCAGATGTTGAAGTTGAATTTGGTTCAACCGCTGGACAGCACGATTACCCTGAGGATATTGTTTACTCTGGCCCTGCTATCATATCTAGCTGGAACTTTGCAGCCCCTGCAACTGGTGGCGCAACGCATGATGTAACATTCACAGGTAACGGGCCGTTGGTTCTTGACCGTACACCTGTTGTCACCTAAGATAATTGGGCAACCAAGACCCTATTCCGGCAACCGCTGGCTAATTCTGTATTCAGTTTTAGCACCATGCGGTTGTTTTTGGATTAGGAGGTCAACATTAATGGTAAGCCCGACCGCCCCGAATGAAACAGAACAATATCAAGCAATAAACCTAAAAGAGCAAGAATATAATGAAGTTATTAATCAACGAAAAAGAGTACGGGCTTAGTTGGGGCATGGGTGCGATACGCCGGTATTGCGCTATCATGGATTGTGACATTGACGGGCTGGATAAAGCCATTCTATCAGACAGGGAAGTTGATAGGCAATTTGCCATAACGGTATTAATCTTTTCGGCTTTACAAAATTGGTGCGCTATTGAGGATGTTGAGTTTAACCTATCCATCCCTAAATTGGAAGATTGGTTATCGAATACTGATCAGAAAACGTTCGATGCTATTATGCGTAGCTGGAAAGACTCCAAGTATTTCGATAAAACTATCGGGCAATATTACTTTGGTGAGGGTCCGGCAGAACAGACCGAATTACAAGCTAAAACTTCAAAAAAAAAATCACGTCCATCGGTCAAATCATAAGAATTTGTTATGAAATGGGTCTGACCGGGACCGAAATAGAGGGACTCACTTACAAGGAGTTCCTTTTGCGTTATATAGGGTACGCAGACCGCAATGATGCCCAATGGAACCACACACGGCACATTATGCAATATATTCGTGTATTCTCTGGTTTCGGGTCCGGTGGCGTTACTCCTGTTAGCCAAATATGGCCGTTACGAACCGATACGGATGACACTCCAAGAATGATCACTACCGAAAAACAAGCCCTTGAACTGTTGCGGGATTTTGAAAGTGCTTTACATGATTAAAAATTGTTTATATTCGCTTTAGATAATTCAATCAATGGCGCAATTAGTTTACGAGATCGTTGGTAATGCAAGTGGTTTAGCCAATGCCGTAAATCAATCAATTGCGAAAATACAGGAATTACAAAAGGCTATAAACGGCCTTAATTCCGGCAATCAAAATACAGGACTAGCTTCAGCCATAGCTAATGCAAATTCACAGGCGTTAAACCTAAAACGCACCATTGACGATACTAACTTATCACTAAAAGATAAGCAAGGTATTGCAGCTTTGGATGCTTTAGGTGCAAAACTTAACGTTATCCGTGGTAACGCTGAACTATTCGGCACATCGATAAAAAACCAACAGGCAGAACTTGCCGCATACCAGGGGACACTTGACCGTCTATTAAAAGCCGGTTTTGAGCCGATGGATGGCGACGTTATTAAGCTGAAAGGTGATATTGATGCCTTAACAGCTAGTATACAGGCTAATAATGCAGCGGCTGTACGCAGGCCGGAAATATCGAATAGCGCCGCCGAGGTAGCCACGTTTGCAGCTTCACAAGGTAGTTCAGGCGGTACTGTTTCGAGCGGATCAGCCGCTTTAATCGCCGCTTTTAATAAAGATTTAGCTGAGGGCAAAATAACCGCAGCTCAATATAATGCCGAAATAGCCACTATTGCTCAAAATCAGGCTAGGTTTGCAGCCCAGACAAAAGCTACTATTGCACCATTGGCTGAAGAAGAGGGTTTGTTGGCGGGGTTGAATGCCGAATTAACTGCGTTAAAGGCGCAACGGCTACAAATTGTCAATACCAGTGACTTAGCTAGGCAGAATGCTTTAATAGCTGAAACAGAGGCGCAAGTTGCAGCCCTAAATAATGTTGGTCGTCCGGGGTTTGACAGCTTTGGTAATTCTATTAAAAACGCTACTGTTGCAACCACAGGCTTAGGTGCAGGGTTAAGGGGCGCTTTTGGTTCATTGCGGCAAATAGCTTACATATTACCAGGCATTGGTATTGCGGGGCTATTTAATTTAGCTTTTGTAGGTATTTCAAAAGCTACCGAGGCGCTAGGGCTATTCAACTCACAAGCTACATATGGGCAAAAATTATTAGCAAATTATAATGATGTTGTAAAGAACGCATCTAAGCAATATGGCGAACAGGCTTCGAGTTTAAAAATATTATATTCAGCAACACAGGATGTAACTAACTCTGAAAAAAACAGGTTACTAGCAGCGCAAGAGTTACAAAAAGAATTCCCGTCATTATTTGGAAATATAAAGACCGAAACGATACTCAATGGTGATGCTGCGGACGCATATGATAGGGCAAGTGCATCTATATTAGAGAACGCTAAAGCAAAAGCCGCCGCAACTAAAATATCAGAACTTTACGGCAAACAATTAGAGTCTGAATTTCAGGTTATAAAAATAAATAATGCCAGACAAAATGAATTAGCGAAAGTACCATCTTTGGTAGTAGCGAGAGCTACAAATAATCCTAATGTAGACGCTGTTGCAGTACCTCGTTCTGTTCTTATATCAGAGGCTAATAAGGATATTAATACTAGAAACGATATTCTAGTAAAAAAGGAGCAGCAGAATCAAAAAGAGATAAAAAGTCAAATAGATTTCTTTACTCAATTCGCTGAAGGTAATAACAAAATAGCCGCCGCTTTATCCGCAGGGCAAAAAATAAAGGTCCCCGGTGCGGGTATTGAAAACACTTTCGAAGCCCTCAAAAAGCAACTTGACGAAATATTCGCCAAATCTTCTCATTTAGCCGATCAAAGTGGGCTGACAGGCTATGCTTTAGAAGTTCAAAAGATAAATGATAAGTATAAAGACCTTAACAAATCAATTGATGACGTTATCCGAAAGGGTAAAACAGATTTAAAAGCCGGTAAAATTACATCCGATCAGTTTGGTATTTTACAAACTACTGCCGGGAAAGACAATGGGCAACTCAAATTAGATCAGGGCAAAGAGATTTCGGATGCCACAATTGCTGAAGCGCAACGTGTATCAAACGAAGTTCAGCGTATCAATGACGAGTTTGGCGTAAAATCTGAACAGTCACGGTCAAAAGAACTTGCACAGGTTGAGGCGCTATACAATAAGGAAATAAACTTAGCGAAAGGGCAAGCCGAAATCATATCCGCAGCACAAGCCGGTAGATTACGTGCTATACAGGCTATCAATGAAAAATACCTTGCTATTGAGGCTGATTTGTGGGATCGTATCGGCGTTATCAATGAACAGGCACAAGCTGAATTAGGAGATAAGGCAAGTGTTGAAACGGTTCGTATTCTTAAAGAGTGGGAACGCCGTAGGGATGCAGCTAATCAATACCTTAATACCTTATTCCAGATCAGTAATATAAAATTAGGCAGCCAGATTGCGGGGTTCGATATCGGGGGTCTGATAAAAGGCCAGGTAAATACGGGCATCACAAATGCTGAAACGGCTGATAAGAATTTAGCCAACAACCGAAACACATTATCCGGCCTACAAAATGCCTCGTCCGGTTTTATTCAGGATTTTACACAGGGGCTATTTAATGCTAATCAAGAAATAGGCGCTGACTTTGAGTCTGTATTTGCAGGGATAGCTGGTAATTTCGCCAAAACAATGCAGGGTGTAATCACTCAGCAGATTGGCAGGGTGCTGAATAATGAACTAGAAAAAGCCGCGAAGAAAAACGCTAATTTAATGTCATCTTCTTTGCAAACTGCAATTGGTGCAGCGGGGTTGGCGGGTTCTGCTATTTCAGGGCTATCACCAAAAACTTCATCAGTTGGGCAGGGGCTAGGGGGAACACTATCAGGCGCCGCAGTTGGTGCATCTATTGGCGGTATCTTCGGCACTACAGGAACTTATATCGGTGCGGGGGTTGGCGCGCTTGTGGGGCTTGTAGCTGGCTTATTTGGTGCATCTAAAGAACGCAAGAAACTACAACAAGACCAACTTGAACAGGCAAAAGAGCAAACAGCCGCCCTAAAGGCTTCGCTGGCTTATACCTCGTCAATTGTTGGCAGGGTAACACAGGCTGGCTTAATAACAGGGGTTGATCTGAACGCTACAGGGCAATTAATAGCGGTAGTGAGTGGTAAGCAGTTACAATTTGTATTGGATAGGAAATAATGGGCGTAAAATACACCATACCGTTTAAAGGGGACAGAGATACAGACTGGCGGGTTGATATTGCCATTACTACCTTTGCGACCGATACGATAACTTTGCGCGGTGTTGGTCGTGACTGTGTTGATTTAGCATACGATGCCGAAACTACAGACGATCCGTTTTCTGTTTTGATACCATCAACTCTAACGGTGCAACTATATAATCAGGATGATATTGATGTTCGGGAATTGCAGCAACTATATACTAAGGATTGTACTATTTCATTGTACCGTGATGGTTTATTATACTGGACAGGCTATTTAGTGAGCGATGGAATACAACGTCCGTTGATAACAAATCCAACTAAAGTAACATTGCAAGCAAAATGCGGACTATCTATGCTTGAAAAGATGCCATATGTACACGCTGATTTGCCGGGGCTTACTTTCGATATTTCGCGGTGCCCTATGAACTATATCAGGCAGATACTTTTTGCCAATTTGGGACTTACAATGCCTATCAAATGGACTAACAATCTGGTTAACTCTGCCTATTTATTGCAGGACGTATTTGCCGGATCGGTTCAATGGGCTACCGATAACGAGGGGTTTTATTCCTACCAATCAGGACAATCAGGAGACGAACAAGGCCCGGTTAAGACTTGTGGATATATTTTATCGGGCATTTTAGCATCCATGCAGTGCCGTATTTTTCAGGCTGGTGGTAAATGGGTAATACGGAGAATACCCGATACCGTTTCGGGGGCTGTACTTACTAAGGAAATTACCGGCGATTTCGGCATACTATTGCCAACTGTATACACAGAAAATCTGATCAACCAAATAGCCCGAGATTATTACCCGTTCGTGAAAGAAGATCAGATAATGACCAATAAGCCGGGGTTGAAATCGGTAAAGGTTGAATACAATCAAAATGTCAGGGAAAATATATTACCCAACGGCAAACAAGATATGACAGATGGTATAAGCCCCTTATTTTGGGGGGACTACGCTGATATACTGGATATTCACAGTGCGGATAGCTTGGACGGTCGCGATGGGTTTGCTACGCATGTGATTAATTTTAGTGCAGATACGCATTATTATACCCTTGTTGCTAACGGCGGTTCGTTAGGTAATAACGGGTTGCCTATTGACACGAAAACCATGATAAAGAGGTTATCTTTCGGGTTTACATTTAGTCCGCACGGGGGTTATCCGTTTGACCCATCAACGCAGGTTATTAATTGGTCAACTAATCCATTCCAGATACAAGTAATCTTTAATCTAAACGGTACAAAATATTATTTGAATGAGTTTGGTTTTTGGGTAACTGTATCAACATGGATAAGTATCACGGTTGATGGGTTGCGCATTGATGATGTTGCCCGGATAGATTTTGACAGGTTTCAGGGTATATTAATGCCTACAGATGGAACGCCGGTAAAAGACTTTCAAAGTGATATTGTAGTAACATTCCGCATGCTATCGACACAGAATATTATTCTGGATAATATTTATATCACTATTGACGGCGGCAATGATGTTTATGAGAGTTCACTAACCGAGTCCCGGAATACCGAAACGGACGAACGACAGTTAGACGTATCATCTGCATACGGGGGCTATATTCTGAATAACTTTCAAACTAGTTGGGAAACTTCCGACACGGAGTGTTTTTATCAGGATGCAGCGGTATATGAGGGGACGCTAACGGGGCTCACTGCTAACGCTATTATGCGTAACCGTTACAAGAGTTCGGAGGTATACAACGGGTCCATGTACGTAGGTAATTCGCCGTGGACATTTGACCAGATTTATATGATTGAAACATTAAACGATCTTAAATTTTTGCCAATGAACGCTAATTTCAACCCCGAAACTTGTATAGTTCACTTAGTGGCTATTGAAAGTAGAAACGATAATGTTATATTAGTAGAAAAATACTATTCATCAAACGATTCGCAATTGAGTAACTGATGCCAGGTCCATACACAGTATTAAACGCAAGGGTAAAGCAGAAAATAGCTACTGAGGCTGAATGGTTGGCAGAAGAAGATGCTTTCGGGGTTATATTCGAGGGTGAACAGGCTTTTGTTAAGGATGACGAGGGTAATTTAGTCAACTTCAAAATAGGGGACGGGACAAAGAAATTCTCTGAACTACCTTATTTTATCACCTACCTGACCGATACGGTTAATAATAAGATACTCGAATATATTAATCAGACAGTAAATGTTGTTATACCGGGAATATTTAGAAACAAATCAGACTTATACGATATTGTTTTCATCAATCAGTCGGGTGGTAGTTTAACATTGAATATCGGCACAACTGATGGGGGGTCTGAAATAGCTTCAATAGATTTTACTACTGGTGCTACCCATAGTAGCCTTAAAAAGTATTTTGAAGCACCTACAACACTTTATTTTACCGGATTAACAGGTAAGCTATATACCATGCTGATCATTTACTATCAGTATGATGCGCATCCGGCGGTGCCACCAACTTCAAGCGGGACGTTTCTATATAAAAAAGGGACTACAGGTATATTTACACAACTATACCCCGGTCACGCTGCTGAGGTTTGGGATTTTGCTACAGGCCAAGGGAAGGTAGATTCTGGATATGATAATTGTGTTTTGTGTGGGACAAACGGCACACCAAGTAGAGCAGGTAAATATTCAATAGGATGGACTACCGGGGATACAATAGGCGGTATCGGGGGTAACGCAAATCATCAAATAATTCAGACTATCCCACAATTGCCTCGTCACAATTTTACATTCGATAAGAATATAGTTTTAGGTCGTTCGGACAATGCACGGGATGCAGATGTGTACACAGCGGGGTGGGATGGATCAACTAATGTGTTGAGAACTAACTACGTTGGAGAAGGTCAACCAATGAACATACAACCATGGTCAATTAAGGATTTATATTTTGTAGCGGTATCATGAGCAAGCATCTGGTAGTAGTTGATTTTATACAGTCCCCCAATGGTGAGCATATCGGCGTTAAGGGCATTCAAAGCTACCATGATTTTCTAACTAATGATGACTTTGATTCTGATGACTTAATAAACAAAAGAGCGGTACTTGCTTTAATAGCCAGCACACCGAGTCCATCAACCGCCATAGCGCATACTTTCGATGTTGTTTCTGGCGTAGATGATAACCCGTTGTTAATATCAATACTTGATTTCCCAGATTATGGCCCGAATAGCTTCTTTATTTATGAATGTTTAATTGGGGGGCAATGGTTACGCTTTGGTGATTTTCAGGTTACCGTCTTAGAAACATCCGGGATATTTACCGGCTTTAGTTTCTATGGACATGATGATGGCACAGGTAAATTTGCTGAGGATGCGCGCATAACCATGATCTCAGGCCCCGCTTCTTCTACAGGATCAGGAACCAGCGTACTAGATTTATTGCTTGCCTCAGCAAACGAATGGGCCGCACAGCAAACATTTGACGTAAATAATCGGTTTAAAAAGGGAAGTTTTTTTGCGACATTTGGGGCGACAACTTTAACAGCGGATAGAACGTTGTTATTGCCTGACAAAACTGATACGCTGGCTGTATTGGGGGATGTTTTTTCGATATTAGGTTTAGCTAATGAATTCACACAAATACAAACATTTGACGCAGATAGTAAATATAAAAACGGGTCGTTCTTTGCAACATTTGGTTCGAATACACTAACAGCGAATAGGACATTAAGGTTGCCTGATAAAACAGGGACTATTGCAGTGACAAGCGATTTGCCTAGTACTGCCGGATTCCCGATACAGAAATCATTAACTGGGACCAGTGACGGGGTTAATCCAATAATAACTATTGCGCATGCGCTAAGTTTTACACCAACATCTGCAATAGTTCAAGCTAATGATTTAGCATCAGCGGGGATAGTTTGGGTTGGATTTGATGCAACGAACGTTTATATACATTATACAGGTTTAATACCACCGGTTGGAGCAGTACACTATTCAGGATCATTTAAAGCATGATACAGAGAATAATAGATTTAGCAAATCAGGGAGCAGGGACGGATATGTGGATAGAATCACCACCTGATGGTGATAACTATGGGGACGGTTTAGGTGTTCGCTATCAATGGCAATTAACACCTGATACTTCTATTGTAGCCGAAACACCTAGTTCTTCCGCTAGGGCAATTGCTGTCACTGGCGATACTAGCGGTAAATTATGGGTAAGGTTGCCAAGTAAGGCTGATCAAAAT